AGAATCAAAATTAGAGGAAATAGAATTAGAAGAGAAAGAATTAGAAGTAGAATCTGAAGAAAAAAAAGAAGAATCAGAAGCAGAATTAGAGGAAATAGAATTAGAAGAGAAAGAATCAGAAGAAAAATTAGATCAAAAAGAAGAAAGAAAAGAAAATTTTAAAAATACATTAAAAATGTTTGAAGATATGACTACTCCACGACATAATAAAATATCTAAAAATAATTATGATAAAATTAAAGATAAATTTAATTCATTACTAAAAGATTATAAAAAAATATTAAAACATAATAATAATGAATCATATAAAGAATTAACAAAACATATGATTTCAAATTTAATAGAATTATTATAAATTAATTTTGCTTTTATATGTTATATCACTATTTTTAGTTATATTGCTTAAACAAGTAATATTATTTAAACATTTTTTTTTTCCACCTTTTATTAAATTATAATTAATAAAATATAAAAATACAACTATTAAAAAAATAAATAATATCATATAATATAATAATGGATAAAAAATTTAGAAATTATGAAAATGAACTTGTTAATAATACTTATAAAAGAATGTATAGAGAACAAACATTAGAAAAAAAATTAAATTATAAAATATATCCTATTTCTAATAAATCATACAATATTGAACAAATATTACCTTTATTTGATACTATTATAGATGAATCAGATCCTGATACAGATTTACCACAATCTATACATTTATTACAAACATATATATCTATGAAAACTAAATTTAATAAAGATTCAAAAATATCAAGTTTATTTTTAGATGATGAATTAAATAGATTACCTTTAAAAATTAAAAGTTTATATGAAAATAATACATTTTCAAGTTTATATTCAAATATTAAAGATTGGGATTGGTTATATTTAGTTGCTTATATGCATGATTTAGGAAAAATTATGTTATTAAATAAATTTCATAATTTACCACAACATTTTGTAGTAGGTGATATTTATCCATTAGGAACACCATTTGAAAAATCAAATATTTTATATGATAAAAATTATCATAAGCAAAATAAAGAATATGGAAAACATCATTATTTTGATTTATATGAACCATTTTGTGGATTTGAAAAATTAAATTTTACTATATCACACGATTATTATTTGTATAAAGTTTTAGAAAAAACTAAAATACCTGATGAAGGATTATATTTAATAAGATTTCACTCATTTTATGCTTTTCATTCACCACGTAATAATATTAGAGGTTATACATATTATGCTAATGATAAAGATTGGAAAATGTTACCATTATTAAAATTATTACAAAAATGTGATTTATATTCAAAAACAAGAAATATACCTGATTTTAATGATTATAAAAATGAAATTATAAAATTAATAAAAAAATATAATTGTTATAATTTAATTCTATAATTTTATTTTATTTTTTTTTATTAATTATAAGTTATAATATGTAAATATAAAATAAAAATTAGTATAATTATTATAAAAATGACATCAAATTTAGATTCAGATGAAGAAAATTTTGCAATTGAATACAATTTATAAAAAAATGTAAAAAAAAATTTTATTTTAAAAAAATATTTTTGAATATCTAATATATTTTAAATATCTAATATCTTTTTAAAATAAAATTTTATTAATAACAATTAATAAAATTATTATATAAATATTAAGATATCATAATTTTATTAATTATTAATTAATAATTACTAATATTTATAATTTTATCTGAAATAAAAAAATAATATATTTTAGATTATTTAATTATCTATAATTATAATTATAAAATATAAATAGTTATATATATTAAGAATGGCTGACGCAACCTTACAAGCTGCTGTTGATGAACTTACAGCATTTAAAGACGCATCTGAAGATGTTTTAAATGTTGTACAAACTAATGGTTCAGGAGGAATTAAATCAGAAAGTGCTATATTTAATGGTGAATTAGTATGTGGTGATTTTACTTGTTCATCTTTAACTGTAACAGGTGCAACAGGTAATACACAATTTATTACTGATGCAGAAATTTCTAATTCACTTATAAGAGATAGTGAAATTATTAATTTAGATAAAATTAATTTTTTCAAAGGAATTAAATATGTTATTAATGAATACTCAACTAATTATTTATTAACTAATAATGAACCATCAGTTCAATTTTATAATACTTTAAAACAAGATAAATTTAGTACAATAGATTTTTTTAAAGATAATATAATTTATAATAGATTAGTATCTAGTGATGAAGAATTTAAAATTTATTCAAGAAATAGATTTAGTTTAGAAGGTGATGAGACAGTAAATATATTTTCAAGGAAAGAAATTAATTTATCATTGGATACTTTTGATAAAAAAATTATTATTCAAAATCCTATACATATTACATCTAATATCAATAGTACTAATATTAATGATGGATGTATGATTATTGATGGAGGAATTGGAATTAAAAAAGAATTAAATATTGGATCTAATATTAATGTAGATAATAATATTAATGTATTATCGGATATTAATAGTAAATATATTAATGTAAAACATAACATAAATATAAATGATATTTGTAACGTTAATGGAAAATTAAATATAACAGGAAATTTAAATATAGATAATAATGAATTTGGTGAAAATACTATTAATAGTAAAACCTTATTTACAAATGAAACAGAAACAGTTAGTGATCAAACATATGCAGTGTTAATTTCAGGTGGTACAATAATAAAAAAAAATTTAAATGTAGGAAATGAATTATATGTTGATAATAATACACTCATAAATAGTAATTTATCTGTTAGTTCTAAAATAGGTATAGGAACTACTGAACCTTTATGTAGTTTAGATATTAGAGGTACAGATGCTATATTATTACCTTCGGGAAATAATAGTCAACGTCCTAATCCACCTGCAATAGGTATGTTAAGATTTAATACTGATGCAGGTTTAGAAGGTTATAATGGTGTTAGTTGGGATAGTTTTGGTGGTGTTAAGAATGCAGATGGTTCAACAGAAATAAAAATTGTAGATGATAATTTATATTTTAGAACAAATAATGAAAATCAAATGGTATTATCAACTAATGGTCGTTTAGGAATTGGTGGTAATCTTGTTAATGATGATTATCCATCAGAAACATTACATATTAAAGGAAATGTTAGAATAGATGGATTATTAATTACTAATCAAGGAGATGATGATGATGATGATGCAAGTAATATTGTTGGTAATCCAACTAATAGTTTTGATATTTTAGAAGATTCATTAAATATAACAGAAAATACATCAATATCTAATGCTTTTTATAACACAGAAGATTTTATATTAAATTATTTTGTAAAACCTCCACCAGCTCCTGTTTTAAATAATATTACTAAAAATATTTCAAATATTATTATTGATATAATAAAACCCCAACAATATAGTTTTGGATTTACTGAACATTTATTACCTTTACTAAGTAAATTAAATATTGATTATAAAAAACAATCAGATAATAATTATACAAATGTATATACTAATAATACTGATATAACTAAAATAAAAATTATATTAGATATATCTGAAAATGTTGTTGATAATGATACTTTTAATGTATATTTAAATGATACAACATTAGTTACTTATGATTTTAGAATATATTACACAAATAATAAAAATAATGATACAAATAGAAATTTAAATTATTTAGAATTATTAAATAATACATTTATTGGTTCAGGTGTTCCAGAAGCACCTACAAATTTAACAAGTACAAATATTACACAAAATAGTATAAGTATTTCTTTTGATAAACCAAATGATCATGATATAAATACTTTATTAGTACAATCAACACCATTAATTAAAGATTACAGTATAACTTATAATACAGTATCAACTATACGTAATAGTACTTTAATAAATCAAAATCAAACAAATCTATCTATTTTAGGTAATTTAACACATAATGCTCCTACTAATTATATTATATATGATTTAAATCCTGGTCATAATTACAATATAAATGTCAAAGCACGTAATCGAGTTAATACAAATTATTCATCAGAAAGCAATATTTTAAATATTACTACTTTAATTCCTAGTGGTCCAAATTATTTAAATTCAACATTAGAAGTTACTAATTTTAATGATTATTTATATAATAATAAAGGTTCTATTAATACAAATAATAATTTAAACATTATTAATAGTAATTTAACAACTACACTAGAAACTAATACAATTCAAGAAATTAGATTAAACTATGATACTAATTCCTCTAATACTTCTGCTGGTTCAAATATAACACAGTTTATTATAAATGATAATACTAATGATAAATATTCAATATATATTTTTGGTTTTGGTTCTATAACAAGCAATAAATCAAATAATAATTTAGATATTTTATTTTTTAACGAAAAAGATTATTACACAGAAAGCAATCTTCAAGGATTTTATAAAGTAATTGATATTAAATTAAGACAAAATAATTTAATACCAAGAATTGAACCATATTATTTAAGTATTACACAAAAAGTATTACTTGGTGGAAGTACATTTAATACTAATAATATTGAATATTATGTAGATAATTTAACTAATTTACCTGAAATAAGTTTATTGGAAATAGTTTCATTTGAAACAGAAGTATTTGAATATATATCAGGAATAAAAATATATAATGAAAATACAATTATTAATTTTACACTTATAGTAAGAAATATTGGTTCTTATTTTATACGTTCAGACTATTTATGTTCAAGTTTATATTTATCAGATATAGATGGTAATGTTTTTAGTGATGAATTACAAATTAAATTTAATGATAGTGATTTTCTATTTACTCCTAATATTTATAATTATAATACAAATAATTTACCATATCCTGAATATGTTACTATTAATGGAGATATTATATTAAAAAAAACAGTAGGAAATTATACTAATAATTTACAATTAAAATCTAAATCATATAATTTATTAGGTGAAAGCAATTTTATTATTGATAATAATGCATCTAAACCTATATTAATAGATTTAGCATCAATAAATACTGTTAATACAATTAATAACAATGATAATTATGGTATACAAATTAAATCAGGTATTGGACAATATCCAATTTTTGGAACAAATGTTGATGAATTTGGAGATAATTATGACCATACAACTTCATTATTAATTATACAAGATATGCAATTAATTAATGGTTATTTTACACCACCTGATAATAATTATTTAGATTATAGTAATTATATAGGAAATACTTTAAATTATACAAGTATTGTTTCAAATAATGATTATAGATATGTAACATTTAAATACAATATTGAAGATATTTCACCTAATATAGATAAATCAGTTGCTTTATTAAAATTAGAATTATTAAATAGTATTAATTTTACAAATCAAATAGAAAATGATATTAATATTTATGTAAAAATACATAATACTGATTCAAATTCTAATCATAATACTATATGGTTAGATGGTAACTCACCTATTTCACCATTAGGTGTAAATATTAATAATTCAGGAGTTGATACAGGAGTAAATGGTTTAGCTTGTTTATCAATTAGTGGAAATTATAAATCAACATCTACTATAAAATATTTATATGTTCCTATTGGTTCAAAAGGAACAATATATTTAAGATTTGGAATTAAAAATAATAGCACAAAAAAAATACAATTTTTAAAAATTACAGGAGTTATATAAAAAAATCATCATCATCTAAATCAAAATCACTTAATTCTTCTTGTTCATATTCCATAGGTAATACATATCTTAAAATACCACCTATACCACCAAAACCATTTTTAAATTGATTACCTTCTGCACTACAATCTGATATAAAATGTAATTCACATCCCCAATTTCTATAATTTTCAGAAAACCAATCTGTTAATAATTCCATTTCAACAATTTCTTTATTATTATCTTTTAATTCTTTACTAAAAATTATTTCTTCATTATTTTCTTTATCTCTTAAAACATAACGATTTAAATCTAAATCTTGAAATATTATTAATTTACTTACAGCGCCAGCTTCTAAAGAATATAAAGTATCTTTAATTCCAAAACAATATAAACCATTATCTATATCAATATTATGAAAATAATCTTGTAATAATTTTTTTTCTTTCACAAATTGTAAATTGCTTAATGATTCCTTTGATAATTCTATTGATTGATTTAAACCATTTTCACCTCCGTAAGCAATATCTAATACACTAATAACTTTATCCATTAATCTTTGATCTAAAAAATCTTTAGCAATTAAAGAATTTTTAAATTCAGCACATCCTGCTATTATAATTCCTTCTACATTTACTTTATCATCACTTATAAAATGTTTAGAAGCAAGTTCTGATATTTTTAATCTATAATTATGTCTTTGTTCATTTCTTAAACGACTAAATCTTAATGCTGATTGACCACCTCTTCTTGTTTTAGATTGTAATGTTACAGCAAAATGTTGTAATATATTTTTATTATTATTGCTTAATGTAGCAAAAGTTGTTCCATTTCCATCAACAATTATAAAACCATATTTATCATCTGATTGTAATAATTCTTCTAATGCTTCTACATGAAATTTAGAATCACACATATACAAAAAAGTATTTAATGGTTTAAATGGTTCAAAATCTATTGTAACTTTTTTTTCTTTATTACCTTCTTGTATAACAGTACCACAATATACTACTAAACCATTTTTAGGCATTTTATTATTATATAATTTAATTCTTTCTTGTGTAGATTTAATAGCAGTTAATACTGATAATCTATTAACTCTACTTTTAATATTTGATGCAGTTCCCATTTCATTTGTTAACATATGATTAATTTTACCTAAATCTTCTGTTGATGGCATAATTAAACTAATCATACTAGTTCCATTACCACGTGCTATTGATAAACTTTTTATCAATTTTTTAATTTTCCATATTTCAATTTCTTTTTTAATATCATCTTCTTCATTAGACATATATTATAATATATTTTATTTAATTTTAAATAATATTAAAAACAATTTTATTATTAATAAAAAAATATGTATATAATATAATGGTTAATTGGAAATCAAAGTATTTAGAAATTAAATTAAAATATATTAATGCTAAAAATCAATTAGTGAGTGGAGGCGGAGAAACTGGGAACATCACGCAAATGGCAGCACCAGCACAAAGGAATTTGACACCTTTAGAGCGCAGAGTACTGAAACAACAAGCAGCACAACAGCAGACTGAGGCGACAGAGGAGACACCAGCACCAGCACAAAGGAATTTGACACCTTTAGAGCGCAGAGTACTGAAACAACAAGCAGCACAACAGCAGACTGAGGCGACAGAGGAGACACCAGCACCCCCACTTTTTTCAGATCATTCAATACCACTACCTGGACTAGATAATTGTACTAATTGTGGAGAACCAGATTGTGGGACTTCTTGTAAGCATCCCGGTGTAGTACCGCCAGCACCAGCACCAGCACCAGCACCAGCAAGAAAAATTAGAGTTGGTGATTATGTAGTTGCTAGGGTGCTTATTAGAGATCCAAGGACGGGGTACGGAAGAGGATTGGTTGATGGGCCAAGTACATTTAGCTGGCAAACAATACGCGCACAAGTAATAGACAAAAGAAACCATTCAAGTCGACCAGGCTTTGAATATAGGGTTGTTGAGACGCAGGATCGAGAGAGCCACTGGATTTACCATGAAAATATTCTAAGTATTGAAAGAAGAAACAGACGGTAGGCTTAAAGGCAATATTTTTAACATGACGCGCTGGGTGGACAAATTTTTTCTAAATCTTCTGTTGATGGCATAATTAAACTAATCATACTAGTTCCATTACCACGTGCTATTGATAAACTTTTTATTAATTTTTTAATTTTCCATATTTCAATTTCTTTTTTAATATCATCTTCTTCACAAAACATATATAATATATTTTATTAAATTTTAAATAATAATTATATTTTAAATATTTTATATTATTATATTATATGAGTAAGTATAAAAATAAATATTTAGAACAAAAAAAAAAATATTTAAAATATAAACTTAAATTACAACTTTTAAATCAAAAAAAATTAAAAGGTGGTACAAATATAAAATCATATTTTATTAATAATTTTACTAATATTATTACTAATGGTAGAAATATTATAACATTTAATCCTTGTATAACACATTATAAAGATGATTTATATTTATGTTCTTATCGTGTTTTTTCACGTAATCCTTTATATTATGATGGAATGACAGAACATAGTAATCATCCTTGGTATATAGATTCTAATACTGAAATTGATACTTATTATGATCCAGGTCCTGGTGGTAAAAATGATACTGAATTTGTTCTTTTACAAATAACAGAAAATGGAAATATTAAAATTATTTTAGAGTATAGGGATAATAGAAAAATTGCTGAATCTTTATATGATGGATTTTTTAATAATTTAAAAAATAAAAATGATGCGCGAATTAGTTTTATTAAAACTACTAATGATTTAACTACATTTATTGTATCTTATAATGAACTTATAGTTGATGAAACATATAAAATAAAAAATAAAAATTGTAAAGATGGTTGTGTAGTTATAGGTGCAAATATTCTACATATAAGACATAAAGATAATAAATTATTTGTAGGACAAAATAATTTATTATGTCCTGAATATTCAGAAGAAATTGAAAAAAATTGGTCATTTTTTACACATAATGATAAGATAATGTTTTCATACGGAATATCAGGAGATACAAGTATATATAATATTAATCATAATAAATCTAATGATATTATATCTTGTAATGATAAAATAGGAGAACATAACGATATATTTACACAATTTAATAATTATTATAATAATAATATTAAAATATCTTGTTCAACTCCTGCTATAAAATATACTGATAATATTTATTTATCAGTTGGACATATTAAATATAATGTATCTGATATGGATATATATCCTGATGATTCACCTCTTGCAATTTATACAAAAGAAGAATTAAATAATGGAAGAATGATACATCCACATGGTCTTATATATATGATGTTTCTTTATACATTTTCTATTGAAAATTATAATATTATTCAAATTTCAGGAATGTTTACACCTGTATCTGAATCACTTGTTTGTTATCCTCTTGGTATAACTCGAATGAATGATAATAAATTTATTATTTCTTATGGTGTTCATGATGAAAGTTGTTATTGTATGTGTATCAATCCTGATGAAATGTTTTTAGAAAATAATGAACATATTCCGTTTTATACAATAAAAACTAATAATATGATAATAGAAGAATTACAAACAGATAAATTTGAAACATTAGAATCTAATAATAGTTCAATAAATTCTGAATTAAATTCAGAATTTATTTGTAATTCTTTAATAGAAAAAAAATATAAACCAAAAAATGAAACTGCTTATGAAAGTAATAGACAAATATATGGTGAAGATTTAGCTAAAAGAATAGATGAAGGTGAAGGGATTCCACTTGCTATGTTAGGAATTCTTGGTGGAAAATAATATTATTTATAAATTTTTCTACAAATTGAATATTCTTTATTATTAAAACATTCATCAACACATTTTACCATATTATGATTTTTTTTTGCAGTTTTTATATGTTTTTGATTTAAATTATATTTTTGCTTTCTCATCATTACCTTATAATGAATATAAACACCAACACTATATATTATTGTTGATAAACAATTAAATATTATTCCAAAATATTCATCTAAACTATCATAAATTAAAATATTTATTGGAATAATAAATAATATACAATTTAAATAAAATAGAAAATCTACTGATTTAAACATAAATTTATATCTATTTATACCAATAATTAAAAATTCTATACTTTCTTCTCTTATATATCTTAAATATTCCATAATAACATAACAAATAAATACTTGAAACATAGAAAATAAAAATCCAACTGATAAAAAGAAATAAGCAATTCTAATATCTAATTCTTTTGTAAGTGATAAATTGCTTTCTAATATTATTCCTACAAATTGATAACCTGATATTGATAAACCTAAATCAAATAAATCTTTATAAACATTTATAAAATCATCTAGTGCTTTATCTAATTTGTCTTTATCAATTTGTTTACTTAACTTATTATAACAATTAAATAATAATATATCAAAATATGTATCTCCTAAAACTATTAATTTATTTAAATTATCATTTGTAATATCTATCATATTAGACATTTAAAATATTAAATATTAAATGTTTTTATTCCTTAAATATTTTACAAAATTTATAAACTTTTTTTAGTAAAAATTT